CGTTGACAAGTACACCGCAGCCGTAGCCGAAACCAAGGCCAATGTTGAGCTGGTTGAAATCCTGGCAGCCCTGCCGGACGAAACCGCTGACCGCATTGTGCAAGAGTTCAAGGCATTGTCTGCTCAGATTGACGAGGCCGCATTGGTTGGTGAGAAAGGATCGACAGGAGATGCTTTGCCTGAAGACCCACGCGCCGCCTTGAACCAGGCTGTAATTGCCAAGATGGAAGAGGCCAAAGTTGACTATAACACTGCATTGGGGATGGTGCGCAGCGAAACCCCTGATCTGGTGACTAATTACAAGGGAGGTAATTAATATGGCAGTAGGAGGTCAGTATTGGACAGCGACCAACGGATTAGTTGCCACTGGTTCGCTGGCCACCAAACAATTTTATGTCGTGAAGCACGGATCGACCGCGGGCACCGTCAAGGTTGCCACGACCGCCGCCACTGACACCATTGTCGGCATTCTGATGAATGACCCGGCAAGCGGCGAGGCCGCTGAGGTAGCAGTGTTAGGCGTTGTCAAGGCTGCGGCTGAGGCCAGCGTCACGGCGGGAGCCGCTTTGACCTGTTCGAGTACCGGACGGGTGAAGGCGACCACAACCGACTTACATCAGGTTGTGGGTTATGCTTTGGAAGCATCCAGCGCAGCGGGAGACCTGATTAACATCGTGGTTGCCCGGCAAACGTTGGCAGACAGCTAGTACAGGGAGGATAGAAAATGTCTTTACCAACCGGCACTGATGTACAGGCCGTAGACCCTGTACTCACCAACATGTTGGTCGGCTATATGAACGCCGACAGTCGCTTTATCGCTGACCGCGCATTCCCCGGAGTGCCCGTTCCAACCGATAGCGGCACTTTCTACAAGTTCGACAAGAAATACTGGTTCCTGGATGATGCACAGGCCCGCGCTTATGGCGCTAACTTTGCAGAGGCCGGGTTCGGTGTTTCGACCGACACTTACACGACCATTCAATACGCAATCAGCCAGGCAATCGCCAGAGAGGTACGGGCCAATAGCCAGGTACCGATGGATCTTGAGCAGGCTGCCTTGCGCCGAATGGCCCACCTGTTGCTTATTCGTAAAGAACGCATGTTTAGCGCTGACTTTATGGCTAAAAGCGTCTGGGCCACCGACGCCACGGGCGATACAACCTCAGATAAATGGAGCACCTATGCTACCAGCGATCCGGTTGGCGACGTGTTGACTGGAAAGCGCACCATCAGCCAATCAACCGGCTACAATGCCAACGTTATGGTTATGGGCGAGATCGTTCGCGATAAGCTGTTGAACCATCCTGACCTGTTGGACCGCATCAAGTACACCCAGACCGGCAACCTGGGCAATATGGACGCCGCTTTAGCCGGTGTGTTTGGGCTCGATGAAATCCTGGTAGGCTACGGGATTTACAACAGCGCAAACGAAGGGCAAACCGCAAGCATGAGCGCCATCGTTGACGATGACGCGCTGCTCATGTACCGCAGCCCCAGCCCTGGGATCTTCGACGCCTCAGCCGGGTACACCTTCTTCTGGGCACCTGGCGGCGGGTTGGGAAGCGCTTTGGATATGTTCGAGGACAAACACAAACGCGCTGATGTGATGCAAAGCCAGTTACAGATTGACCAGAAAGCCGTTGCCACTGATTGCGGGTACTTTTTCAGCGATTACGTGGACTAGGAGGTAACCATTATGGCACATCCTCAGAGTACACCCCGCGGAGGGAAAGCTACCCAACGATTAGACATTGGCGCTGGCAACTTGCAAGCTGACAGCACCGGCAATATCAAGTTTTATGATGGCATCAAGCTATCCAATACGAAGTACATTGACGCAAATAGCACTGGCATCATGATAACGGCGGAGACCACACTACCAACCACAGATGGCGGTAATTACAAAATCGCTCTTGTTGTGACCGCGGCAGGTACCGCTGGATTGGCAATCAATACCACGGGCACCACCTGGAAATATTGCCTTATGACATCCAATATCAACGCAACTGCCGGCGATTAATGGCGACTGAGCCGGGGCGGTGACCTCCATAGTGGGGTGGTCACAGGCAGGCCGCCGCTCCGGTTCATTCTCCAACCACCCTGGAGACGCTATG